CTCCTCAGGAGATAAGGATCTCCAATGAACTGCATACACTACAGTTCAGTCCACCCATACTTGATACGAGAGCGCTTGGGTAGCGCTCCACGAGCCGAGGTCTCACGCAAGTTCATGTTGAACTTGCGTAGAACAGAGCTCCAGCGTTCTGTCGTTAGGTCAATAGACTTCACGACAATCTTCGGTACACGATATTCTATCCGCTGTAAAGCGGGGTTGAAACGTCGCCGATAGATTCGAGGAACGTCGGTCACTGGCCCGATCAGTGCTAAGCCGCTAGTTGCGGCCGCGCCAGATCTCCTGTCCACCCGGTTTGTAACCGGGACCGGACCATACCAATCCTCAAAGAGGAGTTGGAGGGCTAGACCCACTCTCGAGTAACCGTACCTATCAATCAAGTTGTTAAAAACTTGACAAGTACGATGCCTCGACCGTGCATCATCACTAGGCAGACATTTGACTCGTACAGGTGTGACGTTGTGGCCATGATAAAAATCACCACCACACGATTCCCTAAAGAATCCCGTCACGTACGACTTGGACGTGTTGACTTTAAGTCCGCACTGCTCCAAGGTGTCCACTACAGCTGAGAAGTACTCAGACTGCACAATGATGTCGTCACCGAAAACCGATATTTGCATATCGGCCGAAGTGATTGCGTTCCGGAATAACCTATTGATATAGGTATCATCCATCCCGCAAGCGGCTAGAGCGATCGACCAGAAGCAAATTGCCTCTACGGGGAAGCATAAAGCTGACCCCATCGGAGCGAATTTGCGAAACTGGACTACCTCACCGTTAGGAAGCACTGTCGCCAAGCTGCGTGAAGCAGCTAGGGCAGCGACCCAGTTACCTGGAAATAGCTCTTTAACGAGCTCCCAGGATACCAAGTCTGATGCGTCCTTGAGGTCCAACGTAGCATAGTCTCGGCTCATAGAGCCATGACGAGCTAGCAGTTGGTTACGCGTTTGATCGGTAAAACCGATCTGGCGCGCGATCGCAGGGTGTGATTCAACAACATCGTAAAGCAGAGCCATAAGGCCCTGCTGGATGTACATGAATTCACGGGGTTCTTCGCTGATTAAGCGCGGCCCCCGAGAGTCCTTTGGGACTAACACAACCTTTGCCGTAGGCTCAGCAGTCTCCGCATTTACCAACTTATCGAGTTCATCAACAAGATGGCTTGGCGAAAAATAGAAATACTCATCGTAAGGAAACTCCGCGTTCAAACGCGGAATGAACCGAAACGACTCATATCTCTCGTGTGGAACGATACCACACGCGCTAGAGCCCGAACCATGACGAGGTACGATGCTTTGCGGGCTGACGCCCGCTAGCAATCGACAGACCAGCTTACGTGCTCTTTCGAGCACGCCCTTAACGGGGGACAAGTCCCTGCCGGCCAGACCGCTATCGTTCGCCTTAAAGGCTGCGAAAACGGCTTGTTCCTGGTCACTTGTGTACGGCAATTCCAGCTTGTAGTAGACAGCACTAAGCTGTCGGATACAAGCTACCGCATCCGCGTGCTCCACACTATACGGCTTAAGGCTTCCATCTTCATTGAAGATTTGGCCCCATGCTAGGTGCAGAAAGAGCGGATAGACACAACCCTCCTTTGTCACAAAACCCTCGATGGGCTCCAATTGGCCTGATTCCAAAGCGGAATCAAGTGCCTTGTAGAGCCTTGGGAGGGTAACAGTGAGGAAGGACATGCCTTCACCCTGAGCGCGTCTCGAGAAGACCTTGCGGTCCCTCGGTGTGACAAACTCAGAGAGGTGTGTATGAGTAGTAAGCAGGCGCCACAAGGCGCCCAGGCGTTTAAGATTTTCCATATGGATAGTCTCCTGAACGTCCATGTCTATATACTCCCAGTACACGCGAGAAAGAGGTTATGTGGCAGACAATCCACTATACCTTACTTTCGCGCACCGGTAGCGACCTTCCCTTTCGGGAAAAGGCGGCGGTAAACGAACCATGCTGCTACGAGTAGTAGCGCAGGAGAATTGAGCGACGCGAACTCTTTCAAAAGAAAGAGGTTCTCGCCGATGCTCGTAAGCTCCGACATGGTTTCTGCAGGTCCCGGCCCGTAAGGTGCCGGGAAAAGGCCCCCCTCGTAAGAGGGGAGCTCAGACGGCCCGTAAGGGCCTCCACCAGCGAGCAGTTCCATCGTTAGATGAGCTGTCGCGAAAGCGCCGGACGAACTCCCGAAGTATCGAGGAGTTCAGCCATAGCTTCGGTGGCGCGGTCAACTTCGGCCAGGCTGACTTTCGTCGGCCTGAGAACCGTGAGATTGACCGTGATCTGATCATATTTCCCATCGCTGTCCGCGACAGGAAAGATGAGCTGCAGGAGGGATCTCGCGATCCCTTTCGCCGTGGTCTCGTGGGAGATCCGCATACGCGGACGACCCGTGAGATCGTCGTTAGGCGACTCAGCCATGAGAATGGCATCGAGCGCGCCGGGACCCGCATGCTTGTCGTCGAAGACGACGTCAGCGGCGGGACTACCGATGTTCAGCGTGATACTGCTGGGATAGGACATGTTGTTTGCTTTTGGGTTTCGAGACGTTGATAAACAGTGGCTGTAGAGGCCTAGACTGCGCCACCCGGCGCCCTAGGTGAAACCTCAACTACCGTTGAGATGCCAAGAAGGCAATCTCTGCAATGTTGACTGACTGTCTCAAGTCAGGCAACGCCAACTCCGGCAACGCGATCCCAGAATAACTCAGAGGACCTCGCCGACGAACATAAGATACATCCGTGACCGAACCCTGCGCTGATTGCGCAGTGTGAGTCTGGAAGTTCTTAACGTGGTTACCCGTATAAAAACGGGTAGTTACGCTCCCGACATAGGTTTTCTTTACAGAATACCCATCCTGCAATACAGTGTAGGGGACATCTACGATGGACCCATCAAACTGTTTCAGGAAGTCACCAACCTTGATGAAATAGTCAACCATAAACGAAAAGGGAATTAGTTCCCATATAACGTTAAGAGGTTGATCAAATCCCAGGGAGTCCAAATGCACTTCTGCATTGGACGGTAGCGGAAAGCTCGAGTACTGTATTCGAGCCCACGCAGTGACTTGTCGTTCGTATGTACACTCAATCACGTTTCCGTGACGCGTGTACACGGCAGGATTTGTCCAGTCGAATGATCGACTGGCCGTGTCCCTTACGCTCCCACGCACTACAGCTATTGGCTGCCGTAGTTTCCTATATTGAGCATCCACATGAGCCGCCTGGTTCAGCAAGCCTTTAAGGTCCGTTATAAACGGCCGGACGGCGAACTGATAGAACAGGTCAGCACTAGCGATGTCAGAGATAGCTCTTGATGCACGACGCCTCAAGTACTTACGAAGGAGATGGCGATGCCTCTCCAACGATAGTCTTGAATAGTCAGGCCTCTCAAGCCACCTGGTGGCCTTGGTATAGAGAGACTTAAAGTCTCTCAGTTCACCAAGAAACACCGGCAGGTTCAGCGCCGAGTCCTCCACGGTGAATTGCATGTTTGCAATCGCCCGCTGGACAGCGTTGGCATCAGTATCTCCGTAAGGAGACAAACTGTAGCCTGCTAGCGCCTCTACTGATGACGCCGCTGAAGTCCCGTAATGATCACAGTAAAACGGTTTCCCGTAAGCTGTGCCTTCGTGTCTCAAATGAATGGGATACGTCGGAAAGGCCCACATCCTTTTGGAATGTGTGACCTCATTATAAGCACCATGGCCGCGAGTTTCTCCTGTAATGGAGGACTCTTCACCCACCTTACCTTCGTAAAAGTGGGTTGCGACCGAGTTCGAAACGATTTCGTGTTTAAACGCGTTTCCGTGGACATAATGCCAGCCGAGGAAACTCGGCCAGTCATACTTGCCACTACGCGTCATCGCACGTTCGTGAACTACGATGGTGTTTCGGTTCTTCGTGGATATGCTCATAGGCACGCGGTCCGCACCCCCACTCGGGGGTG